GTCTACGTCGACACGGCCGACTTTTGCGGGTGGCTGCTGACCCCTCACGGGATTTTGCGCTCACCGGTACTCATGGCGTGGAAGCTGTGGGTCGTGCAGGCGAAGGGGCACGTCGTCGACAAGGCCCTTTACACATCATATGCGCTTGAATTGTACTACTCGTACATCAACAGCGCCGGTGCGTGGGACCTGCTCGACGAGCTCGACAAAGTGACGCTCGGCTGGTGTCTGCGCGAATTGCACAAACAAGTCCCGGTCCACTGCACGCTGCTGTTCGGAGCCAGCGCGGCGGATCCGGTCGCGCGGTTGCGCCAGAAGATCGAGTATTGGACGCCGCGGTCTTTCCCGGGACGACGGCAGCAATTGCGGCTCGCGGAGCGCATGGTGCAGCGCTACAGCAGGGGCTTTGCGGATGCGCCCCTTACTTTCGCGCGCTGGGACGTAACCAACCATGTCGTCGCAAGGATCGAACCGCTCAGCCGCTCCACCCGGGATGACTTTACCCCAGGTCGCAAGCCACGTCGCGGCGACTTTGCAGCCCACCATCGACGGCGCGGCCAGTGCAGCTGCTGGAGCCACCATTTCAAATCTGAACAACCCGGGCGGCGCGCCTTATGCGCCATTCACGCCGTTGCTGACGGCCCCGGCGCCCCCAGGCATGTTTGGGATGGTTTACAACGCCCTGACGCGACCTCACTGGATCGAACACGAGCTCCGGCTCACGACGGCGTGCCCGGCTGGCACAGATGCCATTTTTCAGCTAGCGGAGGTGGTCGAAGAGACAGCGGCGATAAGCGCCGCCATCGCCCCATTCGCGTACGCTACGATAGACGCGTTGGAGTTCACACTCGCCGTGCGTTACGCCGGGCGCGGGCGTTGGTGGGACGTGTGGTACTGCACCAAAAGCAGCAGGGAAAGTCACAATGCGGCGTTCACTGCGCTCGACGTGCGAGCCGCTATCAACGCGAATTATCTCGCGACCAATCCGGTAGGGGACGGAGCCGCCCCCGCGGTGACCAGGGAGCTAGCCACGCGCGGGCAGGGGTTCACGCACTTCATGAAGCACAACCCGGTGCTGGGGGGTTCACTCCGCTACCTCATCCACGTGCGCGGCGAAGCCGGTCGCGACGTAGCCGCGAACGCTCTGATGGGCAGGGTCATGGTCCGTGCGGTTGTCACGCTGCACGTTGCTTGAACGCGCTCCTTACGTTGGTGCTCTGGATCGTTTGCTGTTATGTCTGGCTCTGGTTCTCGTACCATCGACAACTTCACTCTGTACGTTAAAGACGGGCGTGTTTCTCTCGGTTCCTCTTGTGGACCCGGGGGGGACACGCCCCTGCCCGGTGGGTGCCCGCTAGCGAGCGAGCACACCGGGCAGGAATTTGAGGATGCTGGTTTGACCGACGTGGAGAGGCGCGCGTTGCTAACCACCTTGGCTGACGCCAAGGCGGCCGTGCAGCGGGCTGCCGGAATATTGAGCGCCTTGCGCTCTGGCGGTGGTGGCGAGCTCAGGCTCGCTGCGCGCACCAAAGCGGAGATCACTAACGCGATGGTCGCGGCTCACGCCGCCATGCTGAATGTGTATGAACAAATGTGATTGCGGGGCCCATGTGGCCTAAGAACGGTTTTTTGAAAGATTTCTCGAAAGTTAGGGAGTTCCGAACGCAAAAAAAAAAAAACACGCG